AACGTCAATTTCGCGAATCTCAACGGCGGGGAGCTCCCCCGGAGGTTCACCCAGGAGTTCTCGAGAATCCTCGAGGACATCGACAACGACGACAAGCCCACGGATAGCAAGCGGTCGATCATCATACAGATCGATTTCGAGCCCGGGGAGACCGGTGAGAACGCCATCGTCACGATCAGCTCAAAGCTCAAGCTGCCGGCGGTCAAGAAGAGCGACGGTATGATCGGGCTCGATCACACGCCGCGTGGTATCAATGCTGTTGTGTTGAGCGACGGCCAGAAAGAGCTCTTCGAGCAGGAGGAGGAAGATGCCTAACCAAAAGCCGCGAATCGAGATTCCAAAACCGCCGCAACGCCAGCTCCGGGAGCAGCGCTGCGGAACCTGCCATCATTGTCAGCCGATCAACCCTACGCACGGGCAATGCCACAAGGGAGTGCCGACCGCGCAGTACATCCCGAACCCGAACTATATTCCCATCAGGGAGCGGGCGCAGCTCAAAGGGAAGGAGCGCCAGGAAGCCGACATGCAGCCGATTGCGCTCATCATGCAGCCGTACCCCTGGCCGACAATGAGCCTCGATTTCGACTTTTGTCCGGCCTGGCAGAAGAAAGTTGATATCCAAATCGCGAGAAATATCCGTGATTTACGCGGAAACTAACGAATTCGGACGGTTTTGAGACGATTTTCCGTAGATTGCTATTGACTTCGCATTTTTCGGTGGCGTAATCTTCGTACCAGGAGAGCAATCTCCAAACTGGGAGGGGATTATGGCCACCGATGCCATGCCCACGCTCGCCGAGCAGATCATGCAAGCATCACAAGCGGCCTGGAAGCGATTGCGCCAGGCGCTTCAGGTAAAAACGCGAGAAGAGGCAATCGACCTCGTCAACACCGACGAGGAAGCAGCTACCACCGCTCGCTCGATCCTGGCGACTAAAAGCGGATCCGCACTCACTAATGCTAAAGCCAGCACCACTGCCCTGACACGGCCTCCCGTTGATATTCCCACCGGCAAAGGCCGACCGCCGAGGATGCACTTTTAATGGCGATAGACTACTACGACCTGAATGCCTACCTCGGCGCCTTAACCAAAATCCATCAGTGGTGGAAGCCGCTCTGGCAGGACATCACCGATTACGTGCTGCAGCGGCGCTCGTTTTGGGACATGGAAGGCCAGGAAGGCAAGCGACCGACAACGAAGATCTACGACGACTCCGCGTTGGATTCGTTGCAGCTCCTCGTCGACGGGATGGTCGGCTACCTGGTAAGCCCTAAGAACAAGTGGTTCCGGCTACAGATGCAGGATCCGAAGCAGAACAAGCTCCCCGGCGTGATGGACTACCTCGAGGAAGTCGAGGACGTGCTCTACGCCGAGTTTGCGCGCAGCAATTTCTACGAGGCGGTCAGCGAGTTCTTTCTCGACGCCGCCTCTATCGGCACCGCGGCGATGCTCGTCGAGGACGACGTTGCCGAACAGCGAACCCTTTTCAGGACTTTTCACATCAAGGAATACCGGATCGCCGAGGCGCGGACCGGCCTCGTCGATACCCTCTTCCGCGATTACAAGCTCACCAACCGCAAGATCATGCAGACCTGGGGCGCGGACAAGCTACACCCGAGTCTTCTCGAGGATATCAAGAATTCTCCCTACGGCACGACGCGCATTGTGCACGGCGTGTATCCCCGAAGCGATCGCGACTACACCCGGGCGGACGGTATCAACAAGCCCTGGGCGAGCGAGTATTGGGACATGAAGAACCAGGTCGTAATCGACGAAGGCGGCTACGACTCGTTCCCGTTCCTCGTGTGGCGCTGGCGGAAGAACACCGACGAGAGCTACGGCCGTTCGCCGGCAGCCGATGCAATCAACGATGTCATGCGGCTCAACCAGATGGGCAGGACTTCGCTCATGGCCGGCCAACTCGCCGTCGAGCCGCCGCTCAATGTACCGCAGGATATGCAGGGCAAAGAACGGATCGTACCGCGCGGCTACAACTACTACACCAACCCGCAGAAAATCATCTCGCGGATCGATCTCGGAGCCCGCTATCAGGTCGCAAAGGAAGAGGAGCAGGAGATCAGGGATCAAATCCGTTCGATCTTCCGCTCCCGGATCTTCGTGCTCATGGAAATGCTCGAGGGCACCAACCGTACGGCAACCGAGGTCCGCGAGATAAAAGGCGAGCAGGCGGCCGTCCTGGGCGCTACTATCGGCAGGCTCAATTCCGAGACGCTGATTCCGCTCATCAACAGGGAGTACGACATCTGTGACCGCAACGCAAAGCTCCCGCCGGCGCCGTTGGCGCTGTACGCCGGCGGCAACCGCACGATCAAAATTGAGTTCATGGGGCCGCTGGCGGAAGCGCAGAAGCGGTACCACAGGAGCCAGGGTGTTATTGCAGCCACCGCGCTCGCGGCCGATATCGGTACGATCTTCCCGGAGTCCCTCGATATTGCCGACGGCGACGAGCTCATGCGGGCGGGCCTCGACGCCCAGGGCGCGCCGCAGAAAGCGATCCGCGAGCTCCCGGAGATCCGGAAGATCCGGCAGATGAGGCAGCAGCAGCAGGCCGAGCAACAGCAGCTCGCCATGAGCCTCGAAACGCAGAAAAACGTCGCCGGCAACTTCGACAAGCTCAACCAGCCGGTGAATCCAGATAGCGCTCTCGCGCAAATTGCAGGAGGACGCGAATGAGATACCGCAAGATTCCCGTTGTAATCGACGCCTGGCCGTGGCCGGAGATCCCGGCAGAGGCGCGAGAAGTTGTCCGTGATTTCAAAACCAGCCACGAGATAAAGACGCTGGAGGGCAACATGCTCCGAAGCGAAGGCGACTGGTTGATCCGGGGCATCAAAGGCGAGTGGTATCCGTGCAAACCGGACATCTTCGAGAAGACATACGAAGCGATGGAAACAAATCCGTATGAGCATGGTGTCGAACCCAGGAGGGCCAGGTGAGTAGAGCCAGCAGAGCAAAAACAACCAGGCAGCGGCGGCCGCTGCACGCCCGGAACGGCTTCAAGTTCCATACCTGGTTTCGTCGCGGCGACAGAACGTTCGTCTCGCCCGGGCGGTTCGGCTCCTCGAAGTATTTGCAATACGAATTCGGCGGTCACGGGAATAAGCCGGCGAGGACGGTGCGAAGATCTCCGCGATATTCGCTTCGTCGGCTGCGTCAGATGATCGAGCGCCAAGAGAGACGACAAAGGAGAGCAGCCTGATGGCACAGAGCGGGCTTGCGTGGCTGGAAGAGCTCGACGAGGAGGATCATAAAGATCGTTTCCGCTTAGCTTTTCAGCGCGTCGTCGCCACAGAAGACGGAGCGATCGTATTCCTGACGATCTTTCACCAGCTCTATTTCTTCCGGAAGGTCGAGGACGCCGAGCAACAGGCGCTCAATAACTATGCGAAGGAGCTCGCCCGCATTGTTGGCGGCGAGCAAGTATTTTACAGGATCGTTGAAGCGATCATAGGAGGACAGAAAAGTGGTAATAAACAAGGTTGAAGAGCCCGAACAGGACAACTCTCAGCCGGATGATTCGGTAAACCAGGATGACAGCGCGGCTATTACCGACGAGGAAAATGCTGTTGACGATGATTCTGCGTCGCAGGATCAGACCCCACCAGAGTTACCTTACGAATGGATGAGTGGCCTGACCGCCGAACAAAAGGCCGATCCAGAGTTTATTGCCACGCTCGAGAAATTCAAAAAAGGGATTCCCGACATGGCAAAGGCTTACGTCGAGCTCTCGCGCAAATCGGGCAAGCCGGCCATCCCCGAAGAAGGTGCTCCTGACGAGGAGGTCAACGCCTTTTACGAAAGTTTAGGCGTACCAAAATCACCAGAAGACTACGAACTTTCCAAGGTAGAGCTGCCCAAAGATTCGCTGTTCAAAGCCGACAAGGAAGCCGAGAAGGAATTCCTCAAGTGGTTCCACGAGCTCAAGCTGACACCGGAACAGGTCAATGGACTCCGTGAACGGTACTATCCGTACATGGCAAAAAGCCTGGCCGATGCGCAGAAAATCGTGAAAACGAGCGAAGAGGATGCCATCAAGGAATTCACCAAGGACATGAAGCCCGAGGAAGCGAAGAAAGCGCAAAACCTTATGGCCCGCGCTTTTCAGAAGTACGGCAGCGACGAAGTTGCTGCCATGATGGAGCTCACGGGCATAGGCAACTTTCCGCCGTTCCTCAAGATGTTTTCGGACATCGGTGCGGCAATCGGCGAATCGTTATTCGTCGATGCCGAGGCGGCGCCAAGCCCCGGAGGGGCGCCATACGGCCGGCGGTCGAACGCGGAACTGGCAACGGCAATCTACGGAGAGAAGAAGTAGTCTAAAGGAGCCTTTCATTGGCTACTTTAGGTACAGCGGTCAGCTACCTCGACATCGCCTCGAGGCTTGGCCTTGACCACAAGATCTCTGCGATCATAGAGATCTGTAACCGAACCAACCGGATCCTGGATGACATGCTCACGGTGCAGTGTAACAACGGCACCGCGCATCAGACCACGATCCGCACCGGGCTGCCTACCGTCACCTGGCGTATTCTGAACTACGGCGTCCAGCCGTCGAAATCAACGACAGCACAGATCACGGACACCACGGGTATGCTCGAGGCATACGCCGAGGTCGACAAGGCGCTTGCCGATCTCAACGGCAATAGCGATGCCTGGCGGCTCTCGGAAGACCAGGCGTTTCTTGAGGCGATGAATCAAGAAATGGCTACCACCCTATTCTACGGGAATGAGCAGACGAACCCCGAGCGGTTCACCGGCCTCATGCCCCGGTATCCTTCGCTCCCCGCGAGCGAAACAGACATGACCGTGACGGCGTACAATGTCATCAACGCCTATACGAGCGCATCCGGCGCCGATCAAACGTCTGTCTGGCTCGTCGT